CTGGGTTTATTATCAATAGAATAAAGTAACTCTTTTAAGATTTCTTTTTGACTATCATTAAGTTCATCATACTTTCCATTAAATTTCTCTAATAAAATTCTATAAGTTAAGCTTCGTATATCTTTATCTTCTTTTTTAAACTCATTTAAAATATTATCTCTAACTTCTTCCTCTTTAATCTTAGCAGCTGTAAGATGTTCTAGAATAGTCATCTTATTATCAATGATATATTCAGGATTAGTTGCTTTAGGGGAGTTGTAAATTTCTAATAGAGTAAAAAAGGCAGCATGAACTTTATAATGTGGAAGTTTATGGTTAAAAAACTCATTTAAATTATAATGTTTTTGAAGTTCTGATATAAGATTATATTTTTGCTGTTTAATGATTCTTCTATTAAGATGTTTTGAAGATTCAATCAAAGTAGTGATGATTAAATCAGCTCTAGCTTCTGTTATGCTAGTTTTATTTAATAGAGTTTCATATAGTTTATACTCTTTTCCTAATTCTGTCTTAACAAAATATTTTTTAAGAATTTCCTTTATAGGAGAATCCTTTCCCTCAAGAGTATCTGATGTTATTTGTCTTACGAGAAGCTCAAATAATATACCGGAGTTTTTATACTTCGAATGTTTAATCTTCATTCTATTGTAATGTTTAATTATAAATATATAAGAAATTATTATCTACGTATTTGCTTGTCATCTAATAATGAAGATTCATTACTATCTTTTTCAAAAATCATTTGTTTTTTGGTTGACGGAATTTTATTTAGCATCTCTTCTTGAGATCTTGATAAACCTCTTGCCTCTAATGCTAATGGTGAATTACCATTATATTTAGGTTTGATTGAGTTAGAAGCATCATTATCTTTTTTCATACCTGCTCTGCCTAGTCTATCTTTTCCAAAAGCATTATCTTGTTTGCCTATATTAGATGCCTTTTCTTTAGGTCTACCTAAAGTTTTTTTCTCATTATACCCATCAGGAACATTACTAGGAGTAGATTCCATTCTACCTTTGCCATATAATGAAGCTAGATCATGTGGTGTACCATATGATTGACCTGTTGTAGCCGGATCATTTCCTTCATTTTCTATTTGTTGAACTTGAAAACCACGTTTAGCATCTTGTTTAATTAATTCTCTGTATTCATCATATTCATCAGAACTAAAGTGGAATATATTTTCATATATCCAATCTGTAGGAATAATTTTACTATCAACCATAGATTGTGCTAATGCCATTTTTTCTGTCATTAAAGCTATTCTTTCTTGATCATATATGATTGAAGGAGTTGTTAATGATAAAGTAAAATTAGTTAAATTTTCATCTCTATATCCCTGAGCGTATAAATGTACTAAGGCTATACTTTGAAGTTCAGAAACCATTATTCTTTGTATACGTTCAATTGTACGTGCAAATCTAATATCCTCAGCAGCTAATGTAGCTTTACCAGTTAAATCTTTTTCATATCCTAAAAATGCTTTAGGAACTTTTAAAGCTGCAAATAATTTATCTCTTAAATACTCTACATCTTGAATCCCATCATATTGCAATCCACCTAAGGTATCAATTTTAGTTGATGTATCATTACCTCTTGTTGGAATATAATAATCTTCAAGCATATTTTGCATATTATACTTTAAGTTATATTCACCTGTTTCTTGGTCAACGTGAGGAGTACGTTTCATTTTAGATATTGTTTTCTGCATGAAGTTTTCAACCTCAGCAGGAGCAATATTACCTACATTTACATAAAAAACGCGTTTTTCAGGAGCACGAACTATTCTATGAATTAACATAGCATCTTCCATTAATGTATATTGTTTAAATAATTTACGAGCAGGCTCAATATAAGATCTTCCATATGGGAGAAAATTAGTATCTGTTAATAATCTAAAATGAGCCATTTCATAATTATCAAAAAATATAGCAGTTCCATCTGCACCCGTACCTGGTGTGTTGTAATACCCATAACTAGATGGAGATACTCCTTCTGGGGAGAATCTGAATCTAATTGAAGCTGGATTGTCTTTATCAAATCCTTCTTGTCTTTCAATATGGTAAGCTGTATATGGTATAACATTATATACTCCAAATTTTTCAGCTATTTCTAATTTTAAAAAGAAGTCACCATACTTACACATATTTCTAACCCAGGGCCATAAATTAAATTCTATGTTTAAAACATCATAGAATAAATTATAAAGTATTTTTTGAATATCTTCATCACTACTTCTAATCTGCAGCACCTCACCCATATCATTTTTTAGAGTAGATTCATCAGCTATAATATCTAAGGCTGAAGCTATAATAGCATCTGTGTCCATAGAATCATACTCAGAGTAAAGTTGAGGTCTTAGTGTTTGATAGTTAATTGAATTCTGCTGACCATACATTGATGTGGCAGAGTTAGTGTAAATTCTATTAAATCTATCTACTAATGAGTTAGTTTGTATATCTCCAGATTGTTGGATTTTGTTAATATCCATTACTCGTAGTTGGTTTCCACCTGCATTACGAATAACTACATCTGTTGAGAATAATCTTTTTAGTCTTGGAAATAATCCTTTGTCTGCCATTTTTTAATTTTTAATTAGAGAAGCCATGTTATGTCTTCTTCTCCATTTGAGTATGGGTTATCCATTTTCCAGGGATTATCTACAGAATTAGCAGAATAACCACCTAGGTATTTTAGTTGTGATGTTGAGGTATTATTTAACATACTTTTAGTTAAATCTATACCATTTTTATTATATTTAAAAGCTGTATCTCTAATATATTGACCAATACTAAAGGGCATTACTAAATCATCATTATATCCACTTTGTGCTTCTGCTCTACCATTTTTCCAAATAAAAGTTTTCATTTCAGAAATTAATCTACTTGAGCGAATAGTAACACCTTTGTCAGCTATTGCCTCTTGAAATTTATTTATACAAATAGGTCTGGTTCTTGAAGACATTGTAAAACCAGGTGTCATTTTTGATGTATCTATATATTCATTAAAGTAAGAATCTGATGTAATATTTCCACCTTTAGGAGAATAATACATATTTTGATATCCCCTATCTATAACAGTTTGAATTGTGTTCCATCCTATGCTAGCATTTTCAATAACTAATAAGGCATTATTATATTCTGTAGCAATACCCACTAATAAATGACCAAATTCTTTAGTATCTATCTTACCTTTATATTCTCCAACCTGAGTGTTATTTTCAATATCTAATATATGAAAGGCAGAAAAATCTTTTCCATCTCCTCTAGCTACATCAGCTATTATAGCATATCCTCTAGAATAATCAGCAGATTCCCATATCCATAAATTTTTATCAGCGCCTCTTTTTTCTAAGGGTTCAGAAATATATGTTTGTTTGTAAAATTCTACAAATTCATTATAAAATACAACATCACCTGATGTGCTAAAATTACAATCACACTCTTGAGCTGCTAATCTAGGATCACCTAATAAAACATCTTGCCTATCTCTCCATTCTTGATCTCTTTCTGGGTGGACATACCATGGAAGTTTTATAGGAAGAAAATCATTACCATCATCTAATCCATCTTCAACAGATTCCCACATTTGATGAAACCAATTTCCAGTACCATAAGGTGTAGATAAAATAATAGCCCCACCACCAGTAGCTAAGGTTTGTTGTGCAGAACCCCATGTTTCCTTAATATTATCTATAAAGGCTGCTTCATCAATGATTAGTAATGAAACTGCTTCTGAACGTGCTGCATCACTATTAGAAGATTTAGCTTATATTTTTGACCCATTTTTAAGTCTTAAGGATAATTTATTATTTTCTACAGAATCTACTTTTAGCCATGAAGGTAAATTTTCAAACATAAATTGAACTTTAGCTACTAAATTACGAGCGGTTGCTTGAGTAGTTGCTAAAGCCAATACATTTTTATTTTCTTGAAATATCATTAACCATAAGGCATAACCTGCACTTAGTGTTGATAAGCCTAATTGTCTTGATTTAAGGACTATACTGTATGGATTTTCTTCAAATAAAGTTAATACTTTTTCTTGAAATTTATATAAGCTAAATTGGATTTTACCTCTTTGTGGGTGTTGGATATAACAATACTTTTTCATAAAATACACAGGATCTTGAGCGCATTTTACAAATTCCTCTCGGATAATATGTTTTATATCTTTTTCCATTTATTTTCCTAACTTCCAATACATTTTTCCTGAGAGTATTACGTTAAAGTCTTGATTTAATCCTAAACCTACTCCAATACCTATCTTTTTTCTACCTGTATATAAAATTTCTCCACTAACATTAGTTAATTGAGAAGTAGTTCCACTAGCTCCAATTCCTAAATAAAATTTTCTTTTTCTTACAATTGAATCTCTAGTTATAATTGTTGTTGGTATTAAAAGATCATATTCTATACTTCTACTTTTTATTTTATTTTGTGTTATTGTATCTTTAATTCTAATAGTAATACTATCATTATATAATGTATCAAAATAACTGTAAGAAGCAAAGTAGTCTTTTAAAATCTCTGAGGTATCTATATTTTTATAAATAAAAGTATCTTTATACTCTGTTCTTACTTTCCATTCAGGAATATAAACAGGTATTTCTTTAGTAACAGTATCCCATTTAGTTTCTACTCTTACAACTACAGGGGTATCAATAGGAGATGGTGTTTTCCATCTTTTCCATGGTAGTTGAATTGAGCTTGAAGAACAGTAACTAAGGAGTAATATTACTAGTATTAATAGAATAATTAATACGGTTTTTATATTTCCAAAAAAATTTTTCAAATTATTTTATTTTTTTAATTTTATCAGCTATGTCAACTTTAATCTTAGCAAATTCAGTTTTATAAGCTTCTTTATCTAAAACTTTATTAGATTTATCTAATATTCCTTTCTTTTGAAGATCTTTTAAGGCTGCTTTAAGCATTTTCTTTCTTTCTTGATCTTGAAGTTTTGTTAAACCTTCATCTCCAAGTCCTGAGGCTGCTAAATCTCTTAATTCTTTATTTGATGGACCACCATCTTCAGGATCAACAT